AGTAAAGTATGATAGAGATCAAAAGCATTATAAAGAGCGTCAAGTTATTATTGATAATAAAACTACTATAGATAAAAAATTAATTTATGAAAATATTATCGATTTAAAACCTGAACCTGTCGTAACTTATTCTGTTCAACCTAATTATGAAACTAATAGACTATTAGTTAGAGCCTCTGATGGGAACGTAACTAATATTCAATGGACGCATAATTTACTTAAATGGCAAATTAATGATAACGTTTTAGTGTTTAGAGAAATGAATAGAGAGACTAATGAAATGTATGATAGATTTTATAATTTAAAAACTAATACTGCAGTTCAATCTAGAAAAGTCTTATTAGAAAATAGAGATCGAAATCCTGATCCTGATCCAGAAACTACTGAAGAAGGAGGTTCAGGAGCAGCTGATGCACAAATACCAGGGCCATATTTTGCTTATCTAGGAGGGGCTAATACTACTGATTACGGGTTAAAGTTTAGTAATTTAGGGTTTCAATGTCATGCTTATCCAGATGATAGTAGTACTAATTTTGCTAGAAAGACAGGGCAATATCCTTTAGGTAGTTTTTATTCTAAAAAATACTTTAATCAGACTTATAATCAAACTTGGGGTGAAGCAATACCTAATCCAGCTGATTGGAGTAGTATAGAACTTTATAATGAATATAAAGATATAGGATATCCATTATCAATGGTTAATGAATCGTATAGTGCGCATGAACATTATTGGGAATTTTCATTTGAACCTGATACTAATCATGAGTCTAACTTTTTATTTTTTAATTATGTAAACTATATTCCTTCATTATCTGCATATGGTAAACATTCAATGATTGTAAACCCCAGGCAAAGATCAGTTCAGTTTACAGCAGCATCTGCAAACCCCGACATACCGAGGGGCATACTTGCATATTTTTTATATGAAAGATTTCGTAATACAACTTATTTAAGATTAAGTGCATTATATGATGAATCATCTAATAATAAATACACTTTTAGATCGGTTATTAAACCTGAAGGGTCTGAAGGTAATATAGTATCTCTCTTCATGAATGGGTCAGAGCTTACTAATCATTATATATCAGGAGGGCCTAATTCATTAGTATATGATCATCATAAAATAGTTTACGGTTATACACATACAAACGCTATATCAACCAATGACCCTGCAGTGGGAGCAAGTAATTTAAGAACTGATGGTAAAAAATCATTTGATTGGATAACAGGTATAAATAGTCTTGAATTTCCTTTTACTAATCCATTTGGAGATGCACCTTTTAAAATTCCTTATGCAGAGAATCAATTAGACTTTTTCGGTAAAGTTTATGATATGAAAATCGGTACTAATATAAAAGGAGATTTATACCATTTTCCATTAACTCAATTTACTGATGATGCACCTTTAACAGGATTTTATACTGAAAATATAGGCACTAATTCTTATGACGATAGAATAAGACATGTAAAGTATGGATTGACTACTAACCCTCAGATAAGTGATTATCAATATGACGAAACTAATTTATCTGCAGGCATTACTACATTTTTTGAAAACGCTAATGTAGAATATAGAAATAGAGGTGTCGGTAACCCTCCTATACTTGAAAAACGTAGATTATTTGATAACCCAATGTGGTCTAAAAGACAACCTAAAGGGTATAAAATGATAGTAGATAGTCCGTTTGACGATAGTATCGTAAGGGATGCATTAGATAATAAAACTGCAGATTGGTCTTCATTAGGATTATTAAGTTTATCATCTACTATGCACGGTTTAAGTGCAGGTACTCCTTTAGTAAGAACTGTAAATGGAAGTTATGCATTATCATTAAGTGCTTCTACTGAAAATAAAAATGTTAGTGCTTTAAATTTTGATCCTATAAATTCTACAACTAACTATTTATCTCGTAAAGTAGGAAGTCCTCCTACTCATGAATCTAATCAAGGTTATCCTTACTGGGATGATCTTCATGTCTCTCAATATCATGTAAAAAGAAACCCTGATATGTGGTTTAATTATCAACCTATTACATGTGTATCGACATTAGCTAATGTCCAAGCATTTAGAACAAGATTTGTTTTATTATCTCCTAGACATGTTATGACTGTAAAACACATAAGAGATGATTTTCCGAATAGTAGATGGAATGGCGGTGATGTAAAAATTCCTTTCATGAATATGAATAACGAATTTCAAATAGTAGGTACAACTTCATATTGTGATTTATCATCTAGTGAATTAACAAATGGGGCTTATTATAGTATTGAAGGTGGTACTGGATCTTTTACTTTCGACGGTACTAATTATACTATTGGGTTAGAAGATACCTCTACTCAATTAAATGATTACAGTATTTTTCATTTAGATGAAGAAATAACATTAAGTGGAATTGATACAGTAAAATTTTTACCTAGAGATTTATTACCTGAAATTAAATTAAATGTTGATGGAAAATATACAGCAACATTTGATAAGGCAACATCATCAATCGATAACACGTTCATTTCAACTTTTAATGAAGGTATAAAATATGATTTTGATTTCTGGGGATTAATGGTAGGTAAAACACATAAAGTTTATATTAATCAATGCAATTTTAGTACTAATCAATTACAATATAGAGTAAATACCGGGGCTAAATTCCCTCAATGGAAGCAAGATAACTTTAAATGGAGTTCGGCTTACTTTGATGAATATTGGGACAGAATTGGAGATTCAAGTTCACCTATATTCGCTATACATGGAAAAGAGTTAGTATTTTTAGGTTTAGCTCAACAAACACCTGATGATGAATTTAATTATATTAAAAAATTTGGTGTAGATAATGACTTATTAAGCAGTGAATTTATTTCATCTACATACCCAGATATTGAATATTTAAACGGAAACACAGAAGCTAATTCACATAATCTTAGAAGAGTTACAACGTTCATGAACGATGATAATAACGCAATGGAACCTGATGATTATACATTTGAAAATGCTAATCAAATTAATGCTAATACAAATATGAGAACTAGAACTTTTACAAAAGAAATGTTTGATGATATACAAGCAGCTATGAATGCTTTAAGTGATAATGCAGGTACTCCTAGATATCAGTTACAAACTGCTAATGTAACTATTCCAGATGTGACTCCGCAAGGTAAAGTAACTGAACTTTAATCTTTAAACGTAATATAAGCGTAATAAAACCAAGCAGGTAAAGCAAGAACAATTAACCAAATCCATTCATAGTTATCTATTGTCATAAGATCTATCATTAGTTCAGTTACGTCCATTGTGCTTCATTATCCTTTGCTGAACGCTTAATTCTTTTCCACGCTTGTTTAATAATTTTTATTTCTGTGCACCCGGCGCCGTCTTCAGCTTCAACTACTTCAATCTCTCCTTTGACGCACATCTCTACTATTTTTAGACAATCATCAAAATTCATCTAGGATCACTCGCTAATATAACTGCTAATGCACAAACATTTATTACTGAAAGAGTAGACCAATACTCTAATTTTAAATCCATATACAATGATATTGCTATCAATGCAACTGTTACCCATTTAAATATAACCATATAATATCTCCGTTAAAAATTAAAAGCAGTTTATAGACTTACTTAGGTCAGTATCTTATTGATACCTGTTCGAAAGCGTCATTAAAGTAGGCGCCCACAACCCAACAAAGATACCACTGATAGGATCACTTTGAAAGATTGCAATTGATGCAACTACTGATAGTAACGACGCATAGAATAATACTTTATTTTTATTCATAATGTCCCCTTAATCGTTTGCTCTATACATAATGTGTGTTGTTTTACCTAAGTCTTCGATCTTAGATAATATCTCTTCATAACTGCTCGTAACATGAACTCTTTTATCAGCTGATAGAAGTATTTCTGCTCTTGCATTATTATGTGGTGCTGATTGAACATATTCTATTCTTGCTAAAGGAATAAGAATTTTATTCTCAGGCTTTTTTATTTCTTCGTCAGATTTATCCCAACTATTAATCGGAATTCTATAACATTCAATAAACATATATCTATTATAGCATCAGCCTATTGAATGTCCACCATTTACTCGTTCACCTTCTTCATCTAATCTTCCAGCTGCTATTGAAAGATTCTTTAGATAGTTTTCACGAACTTTTTCCGGATTGTAATCGCAATGATACAACATACGTTTAAACGTTTCCCATGGTGGTCTTGGTTCAGGCAAATTTTGCCATGCTCTTTTTCTATCTTCAGGTTTCATATTAACCCCTCATAAAATTCTTAACACTACTACGAGGACCATTCGGAATAAAATACTTCTTATTCGCATCCCAACTATCAGCACTCATTATCTCTATACTTCCAGCAGTCTTATGACCGAATACCATACGACCTTTTACCTTCGGAGTACCTAACTTCTCAGCACAACTAACACAGATCTTCTTACCCATCTCAGCTCTTTCAGGAGGTATAACTTTACCACATCCACAGAATATAATTTCGTAACTCATATTAATATTATATAGCAGTTCCTTGATATCTCTATAAAAAATTTTAAATATTTATATGATTATAAATGCAGTTTCCGTTTGTATAGACTATTCTGATTACTTCAAATATTGTATTGAAGCTAATAAAAAGCACTTTGATAGATGGGTAGTTGTAACTGTTGAAAATGATATTAGAACGATAGAGTTATGCAAAGAACATGGTGTTGAATATGTATTTGCAAATGAAAGAAGATTATATTTATATAGAAGTGCGTTACGTAAAGGTACTGCAATCAATAGAGGTTTAGATCATTTATACGTTCCGGGTTGTAATGAATGGTTTATTCATATCGATTCTGATATAGTTTTACCTAATAATTTTAGAGAATTTATTGATGGTAATTTTAAGTTAAATGATGATTATAATTATTATAAATTAGATACATTAGTTAGAAGAAATCTTTACTGTATGAATAGATTTGATGTAACACTTCCTCGTGATGGAGGTAATGTAGAAACGTCAAGACAACGTATTAAGGAAGCATTTTACAATATGAACTTACACGGTTATTCAGGCAAACAAGGCAATTTAGGTTGGGGATATTTTCAAATGTTTCATATGACTGCTTTAAGACAAACCTATCAAAGTTTAAGACCTTATGTATATCCAGAAATGTCTTGTAATGCAGGCTTTGATGATTTGCTTTTTACTAAACTTTTTAACTCGGTAAAGTGTTTCGATAATATTAACTGTGTGCATTTATCTCCTCAAGCCCATAACTGGGAAGGAAATAAGACTAAAATGTTATTAGAAAAATAATGGTACGCCAGGCAGGACTCGAACCTGCGACCAACGGTTTAGAAAACCGTTGCTCTATCCAACTGAGCTACTGGCGCTTAATGGTACTCATGGCCGGACTTGAACCAGCAAGACTTTGCAGTCGACAGATTTTAAGTCTGTTGTGTTTACCAATTTCACCACATGAGCGTTGTTTTTTCATAAAATTTAATGTTTTTAAGGATTTCTTGAGAATCCCCATTGTGAGATTAACGGAGAATCAATTTGTTTGATGTTAGGTAACTGATTATATACCTGGAATTCTATAGTATTTACTTAATTAATGTTACCCACGGTGAAAATATTTCATTGAATTTTTCTACAATCTTCTTCTTTGATACGTTCGGTAATGCAGCGTCTTTTATTTCTTGCTGTGCTGCATTTACGTCCCAATCTAGACGACGACAAGTTGTTTTTGCTAAGCTTAAACAGAAAGTATAAGCTTCTTTTCCGGAACGAACATTTAGTTCTTTTAATGAAATTTCTTCTCTACACTCTTCAGGTACCTCAGGATTGACATAATAAATGCCCCCTGGTTCGTATTCCTTTCCTTTACTCATAATCTGGACTCTTTCTATCTAATGGAAAACCTATGCGCATATTATATAACTCTTTTGCTCTAGCATATCCTTTATCCATTGCTTCTTGAGGAGTTTTAAATCCATAAAAATATTCAGCAGCAGAAGTTTGTAACATATACTCATTAGGATTTCTGCCTTTTATTTTATCATAATGCAGGTCAGTTTTTCTTATAGTCATATAGAAGGTGTAATAGTCGTAACACGTCCATGTTTCGTTTACACCTTTTACAAATCTTTTTTTATCAAAATTTTTAATTGCCGATCGCATCGTCACTAAATTTACCTAATCGTCTATAATTAGTCCATAGACCTCTTATAGCAGGGTCAGTATTTTTCCATTTTAAATAATGATCCCATAACTTACTAGTACGATCAGTAGGGTTTAAAGTTTCTCTTCTTTTTCTTTTAGGTCTAAAATTTTTATACTTAGCCATAACACCTCTTTCTTTTTATTTAATTATATAATAGTTCCTCTAAATCTTTAGATGATATATTATAGACTATTGATGATAGTTTTTTAGTTTCTGGAAGTCTTTTATTTATTTTATCTACCAAAGCTATACACTTTTCTTCTTGAGTAATAGCTTTGTTTAATCTATCAGAATAAAGTTTGGACTGTTCGTGCGTTTTTTCTATTTTGTTTGCATATCTATTAAGCTTTAATCTTTCTTTAGATAGTTCTTGTATGTAACTTTTTAAAGATCGATTAGGCAATTAGTTACCCCAACTATTATCTGAATCCATTTTTTCAGAAATCCACATAATTTCCATTTCAAATTTCTTTTCAGAATCTAAAATCACATCATACGTTCTAATAGGAGCATCAGATAATTCATCGTTAAACATAGATAAAATACCTTCACTGTATGTATAGTACTTACCATTGTAACTTCTTTTATATGTTTCGCTTTTACTCATTTTATATTTCCTTATTTATATTTTGTTTCATTTGATTAAATAATTATATGTCAGTATTAAAAGTTATAATTGAACCAGCTAAAAAGTATCAGAAAACAAATAATAGTAACATATGGATTACACTTTCTGGTGAACAACATATTCATCGTATTAATAAGCAACCTGCTGGTTTAAAGACTTTTGTTTTCCTAGACGGTATAGGAAGATTAGATATAGATGATTATTCAGATAGTAATTATTCTGCTTCAGTAACTGATAGCATGATTGTAACATCTGTTTCATCATGGATGTATGAAAACGGTATAAATGCTTAGCCATTTAAAAGTTCTATAATTCTAGATTCATGAACATCTACCCAAGTAGCAGCGCTATTACCTTCAGCTACAACATAAACTAATGAACCGTTTTGTTCTTTAACTGACTGTACTGTACCGCCACCGGCCATATTATCCTCACCGGTAACACTATTTTTGCATTTGTATCTAATATACTCTCCTACTTTATACTTTGCTTTCATTTATATATTATTTTATTATCTGATATTTGATTTTCAACTAATTTATTTTAAATATTTTAATGATTATTAAACCTGATCTTATTATTGCAGGTGCTATGAAAGGCGGCACCACTTCAATAAGAGTTAATTTTTCAAGACATCTGCAGATGTTTATGTGTAATATACATAGTAAAGAAAGAATGTCGCAGTTACTTGATGATTCTTATCCATATGATGAGTTTGATAATGCTACTATAAAAAGTAAAAATGGTGAAATGGATTTCTTTAATGTTGACTCTAATTATTATTGCGGTTTAAATAGTTATTTTAAATTTTTTAGAAAGTGGCCTCCTCATCAGAAAGTTGTAGCAGAATGTTCTCCTAATTATCTATACTTAGATGAAAATCCTCTTACACATTATAGAATTAAAGCTGCCGTTCCAGATGTTAAGTTAATATTCGCTTTACGTGATCCTATTAAAAGAACTTTTAGTCATTACAATCATGTCCAACAAGATAAACCATACTGGGGTGAAAAATATATAGGTAAATCATTTTTTGAATCAATCGAAAACCCATGGGCTAATAGATTAGTTACTAGGAGTTTATACTCTCAAAACTTAAAAAAATATTTAGAATTATTTGATAAAGAAAAAATATATCTACTAACTCAAGAAGATACAAATGCTAATACAAGAAAAGAGTATAATAAGATCTGCAATTGGTTAGGTTTAGATGACTTTGATGTATCTCAAAACTTTTCTAGAGCTCATAAAAGAGAATATAAAAATGAATTGTGCGATCAATCTATAGAATTCTTAACTAATTATTATAGTGATTCAGTTAAAGAGCTCCAAGACTTATTTCCGGAGCTTGACTATTCTAAATGGTTCGATTATTCTTAAACGTCTAATTGTTCTTGTGCTGTAACTAAGTTTTGATAAGCGCATTCAAAGGAGATTAACTTCTCTGCATATTTCTTTTCATATTTAGTATAAGGTTCATGTGGGTTCATTTCACGTAAAACGTAATAATCTGGAAAGGATGGATCATCTAAAACCTTATCCATATCAACTGAGGTTTTAAATTTATTATTTTCTTTATCTATTTCTATATGCATTTTTATAAAAAAAGCCGAGGTTTTACCCTCGGCTATCCTTTCTATCTTTAGGCTAATTCAGCTAGTTTCAACAATTTTTTACCACGTTCTATTGTTCGTTCGGCTAATTGCTCGTTATTAATCAAAGTCCAAAACGATGACTTATTCATACGACCTAAGCCATGCTCTGAAGAATAGTATTGGTTACCTTTATTCTTACCTTTACCACGAGTACTATTATGCGTATAGTAATCAGTTACTGCAGAGAATGCATCTGCATAACTCTCACCTCGGTTACCTGCACCCTTAACAAAGAGTTCATTTAACGTTTCAACTGTATTCAAGCAACGAGTACTTAAACCTTCTTTAGGATTATTACGCATTAAGAATCCAGTAAACAACTCAGTAGCTTCTTTCTTCTTAATTCTTTTCTTATTCAAGATTTCGAACTTCTTCTTGAAGTCTTCTTGCGTACCTAAGAATGCATCTACAACATTACCTAAGTCAGCTAACTTCATCTCTACATCACCTTTATGAACTACTGATCCAATTTGATCACTATTCAAATTGCAAGTAAAAGTATTTTCACAAACAGTACAAACATTGGTATTATTTACCCAAAGTTTAGAAGTCTGATCATGAGCATTACCGAAGTTTAGATAGTCACGAAACTCTCTATCTCCAATCTTATATTCACTCTTTCCTGCAAGACTAACTGAGGCAAATACTTTACCTCGATTTGCTACCGAACCGATACTTTCAAGCTTAGCTTTAGGTAAACGTTTCATTGCATCACTAACAAGATCTAAAAACTGCTCATTAGTAATATGTTTGTAAGTAGGGCTCATAGGACGTCCAACGATTTCATCATCGTCAGTCGCAACCAAGATACCATAACCAGTATCAATCTCTTCACCTTCCTTATTAATATACGTCAAAGGTTGCCTTTCTACATCCCATGTAGATAAGAAATTATCTTTAACGTCAATGACGGGCATTATTTCCGTCAAGTCATGCCAGGCTTGCTTTAAGCCTTGCTGTCTATCTCTCTCTGTTATATTATGTGCCATAAGTGCTTTTTCCTTTTAATTTATATTATTAATTATATCTAAGTTCCTTATTTCTCAAGTGCTTTTTCCTTAAAAATTATAAAAAGTTTAAGCAGTTTTGAATCATGCTTAGGATTAACTTAATTTACGAATGCTTATAAATTGCGTTCTGACCTTTACCGAACTTAACCAACTTACCGTTAAGAACTAAATCTCTCAATCGGTTATAAGCTCTTTGATAATCAACATCTAAAGCTTCCATAACTACTTGAGCAGTTAGATGAGGCGGCTCTTTTATTGCCATGATCTTATCTTCCTCATCCTTCTTACGATTCTTCTTAGAAGGAGCTTTACTTTCACTCTCTTCAATCTTAACCGGGTTACCAAAGTCATAACCTTTAGCTCCTAAGAACAACGTTACATCATTCAGAGCACCGAAACGATTCTTGCTGAAACCAATCTTACGAGCATCATCAGCAATATCACCTTCGATCGAAATTTCCATATTCACATCAACAGTATGCGGAACGATCGTACTACCTTTCAACTTACCATCTTTAGTCAAATGCATTACGAAAAAGATCGTGCACTCATTATCTTTCGCTGCACGAGTCAATTTACTAACTGCATACTTTTCAAGAGCTCTACTATTAAGCTTCTTATGAGACGTTAGAGCTTGAAACGAATCGAATACCATTACATCGAAATCTTTCATTCGATCGCACAAAGTATCAATATCAGTCTCGTTAGCAATCTTAACGTTCTTAACACCAATACGGTTACAAGTAAACGCTAACTGATAAGTATTTTCTTCACCACTAGCATAAGCTACTTCATAACCATTTACTGACATACCTTCTAACATTTGAAGTAAGAAAGTAGTCTTACCACACCCAGCAGGAGCAGTTAAAGTAATACTACTACCAGGTAAGATTCCATCGCCGAATAATTCATCAACGACTTCGATACCAGACTTATAACGTCTGTAAAAAAGGTCAGGTACTTTAATTTCCTTAACCGCTTTGAATTGAGTTGCTTCGTAATTTAAGTTCATAATTTTTATCTCCTTATACAATAATTATATCACTGTTCCTTATTGTTCGTTCCATATTTTATAGCACACTTCATTCATCTTTTCCGGAAATTGAACAAAAGTCCAGAAAGCAAAATTTAATGTTAAAAGTAATGTAACTGGTATCCATAATAATATTATTAGAAACCCTGATAACAATTCAAATGATAATTTATTCATACCTCTATTATATCAGAGTTCCAACTACGAACTCTATCTTCCAGAGAATCAGACCATCTCTTTTGATAGCAATCTTCTAAGAAAGCTAATTTATTACGCTTATCTAAGTCAGATAGTCTGTCGTCTTTTTTAGCTGCTACATAAGCAGTTACCAAATATTTCCTATAACCTTCTGGTCTTATATCATAATCATCGATTTGATTGTAGTTAATTTTATTTCCTTTCTTAATGTAAGTAGCTTGAAATAGCTTCCAGTTATTACTATATTTTGTTTCAATTAACTTTACTAATTGTTTATGATACATCTTTACCTTCTCACCAGTTTCGGTACATTTAACGAATAATGAACTTGGTATAGATTTATTACAATCTACAAATGAATAATTATATAATTTTTTCTTTCTAGCCATGCTATATTATATATATGTTCCTAAATATTTTAATGAACGATCTTCTTACTTCTATTAAATGTAGATTAGAAGAATTTACAAATACTATATACGTTGACTATGAGAGAGAATCAATTCTCTTAGAGGTGCATGAAGATTATTTCGACGAAGTTATAAGAGAAGCAAAGAATAATTACGATTCTAGTATATTATTTGTAAAAAGGTTAAAAAAAGGAGTAGTGACAGTTGTTATAAGTCAGATAGTCGTTATTGACGTAGATGATTTAAAAGATTAAATAATATTATGGAATTAAGAATAGGTACACCTGAAGTTAGAACTATACAAATAGGTTGCTCTAATCCTAAACTAGGAGGATGCGTTACTGTAAATGACTTTCCTATATTAGAAAATTTAAAATTAGGAGAAAACAATATAAATTGTGTAGATGGGTTAACTAATAATACGACTCTAACTGCAGTTGATTTTAAAAAGAATTGTTTAACACAATGCTTGCCTTTTCTTGGTAATAAACCAAACTTTCAGTGCTTACAAATTAGTTCTAATCTTATAAAAGGTCAATATTATAATTTCTCTCACGGTATTAATACAGGTGTTAATGCTGATAATATGCCGTCTACTGTAAAAACTATAAACATAAACCAAAATACTTGCAAACCTAATTATGATGGCGCTGGATATCAACCTACTGCAAATAATAGTATATCAGGATCAAATTTTGGTGCTTTTCCTCCTAATATAAGGTCATTATTTGCATCAGGCAATCCATTTTTATCTGGAATGATGTCTGCATTTCCTGTTAATATGAGATTTTTACAAACATTTAATAGTAACGGTACATTTTTTGGAGGATGTGGAGCTAATCACGTACCAAGTATGTCTGCAGACTTCACTCCAATGCAAGCTAATTTTAAAACTAGCTGCGGAAGTACAGCAGGTGATTGTGTCGGTCCAAGTACATGTTTAAAAGTTGTAAATTTGTTCGGAGTTGAATTATCAGGAAGAATAAATCGAAACGATGCACAAACTTTAAGTTTTGTAACTAATGCTCCAGGCTATTGTCCTATGGATAGTAATACTAATTGCGTTAGATATGGTTTATCAGCAATGGAGAAGTTTTATTTAGGTAGTTCTCCCACCCACCCACCAGGAACTACCGCCAGTATTTGTAAAAATAATGGCATGCAGCATATCTTTTTTGAAGGTTGTAGCTTTTCATGTAAAACAAAAGGTCAAGAGTGTGCTAATATGATACCTAATATAGGAGCATATGGAGGTCCTCCTAATATGCATTTCTTTGGATTAAGAAACTTTCAAAGAAAGAGATGTAATAATTCTAGACCCGGTGGGTCTTTATTTGGTTATTGCTGTAATATAGGTATAGCAGGAGACCCTTTAAGTGGTCATATGTGGACTGGAGGCCCAGCTGTAACAGGTTATGATTTTGGATTTAATTACATGAACGGTATACAGGTTTTAAATTTATTATCTGGTATTTGTTATACTGCAGTAAGATGTAATATTCAAAATGGGTGTATAAATTTTGAAGGTAATTTTGCCCCAGCATACTTAAATGTTAATTGTAGTTGTTCTTTTGCTAATAACAATTATAGATGGAAAGGTGGAGTTGGAAATTGTTATGCTACATCTACTGTTGCATCTCCAGCTGGTCAATGTGGTACAAGCGTTGGAGCAGCTTACTTTAAATTAGTTTGCCCTCCTCCAGGTGGATGTGGTTGGTGTATAAAATTACCTACTACTGCATTTTTTGATTGGTGTAGCAGCAATCGTACTTGTTGCAGAGCTGTTAGATATCAAGACGGTCTTATTTGTACTAGAGGGAAAGTAGAAGGAACTATGTGCAGTAATAATGGCTGTTAATTTTCTTCTTTAACTATTGAATCAAATATATCTTGTAGGGGAAATATATCTGTTGACGGATATGGAAACTCATGTTCAGGTCCATTAAAATCTGAATCAAAAAATTGATTATCAACTCCTAAAGTTCCATGTTCTAGTTTAGGTAAGTTAGGTACTATATTATTATGCAACTTATATCCAAAAACTTCAGGTTTAGTACCTACCCAACATACAGTTGATGGTAAGTTAAATGCTGCTGCTGCATGTTGCAAACAACTATCGATTAATATTCGTTTTTGAGATCTAGCTAACATTGCAATAAAAGTTCTTTTATTAGGGACATCATCAATATAAGTTGCATTTTGTAATCTAGGAGCATTCTTTTTAGCTACTTGTACTACTGAATAACCTTTACATAACTCATCAGTTAATATTTGAGCTTGATTTAAAGGAAAGTCTCTAGTCCAGCAATAGCCTCTTTCATCTTCATATGGACCGCCATTAGTTTGAAATAGTAAAACAGGTTTATCGAATGAAGTAAAGTTTTTAGCATACTCATCAAATTCAACTTGATTAAAAAATAACTCTGGTTTAGGTTCTTCACCATCATAGTCTAAGTTAAATAAGTCACACCATGATTGTATTAAATGATTTCTTTGATAAATGTGACCATTTTGAAAATACGGTTCACCTTTCAAAACTACTGAGTCTCTTCCTTCTATATAATCTTTATAAAAATAAGGTGTACTAAAATTTTTATATGCTCTATATATATTAGGGTTATTTAAATATATTTCTGCCCAAGGCGTAACAACTATGATCTTATGGTCAGGATACTTTTTATGTATATATTTTATTAGCGCTGTCGATGCAATTATTTTACCTAATCCGCCTTCAGGATTAAAAATTACGTAGTTATCTTTTTTCATTTATTATATTTAAATTTTTTATTTTTATACTCAACTAGTATATCGTATGGCATTATATTTTCAGAAAATTTTTCATAAAACTTTACATAATCATCTTCTAATTTCTTAGTTTGTATATCTTGAAATATATCATTTATACTACCGTGATATTTTGGTAATGACCAATGCAAAGTACTATACATAATATCATTAAACTTGTTAATCATTATATTATTATATAGTAGTAATAATTGTAATCAACAATATATAAGATAAATATTAATATGAGCGTAACCGAAGGATGGACAGTACCATTATCTGCATCAGAAAAGACTAGTAAGGTGTATTTTAAATCTAATAACTTAGATTTATATAAAGATAATTATATATCATTTACTACAGCTGGTCCTATTACTAGTGCAGAAGGAATCGCTATTTTTATATCTGATACTGATATGTATGATAGTAATGAGTTTGTTAGAGATTCATTCGCTGCTATGACTTCAGGTTACGGTTTAGGTATATTGCCTAACATAAATGGGTTAGATGATAACGTTGCTTTATCTCCTTTTGGAGGAGCAGGTACACCTTTACTATGGCAGTTTTCAGACCCAACATCGGTTACTACTTTAGTTTCTGTTAGTGGATTGCCTAGAGCTAAATTTTTACCAGTATTCTGGGGTGATGGGTTTACTAATAATACTTATAATGATCCAACTACTAATTACCAAACACTTACACATACTTATGATCCTAGTAAGACAAGAGTTAGGCCTTATTTAAATCATATTGCCTCAGTTGCTATTGATGGTAGAGGAGGATATGGATTAAAAGGTTTTGCTTTTACTAGCGGAGGTAATGATTATTTAACCCCTTATTCTATTACAAATAGAATCTTAACTGACTCTTTAAGTTCTAAAGCAAGAGGTAGAGATGAACCATTTTCAGTTGCTACACATTGTAATACTACTGCTTCTTTACCTATATTATCTACAGGTTATTCTCAAGTACCTGGTAAAGTAACATACACGCCTAACACAAGTGCTGCTTATTTTAGTCAAGGTTTAAGCTTTAGAATTAAATTCTCTGCATTTTTAACTAACGTAAGAGTAGATTTACTTAGCGGAGGAGAGTATATTAATTTAGCATCTCTTTCAACTATTGATTTGAATAGTAGAGGTGCATCAGAAACTTACTTAAATAAATTTCCTAGATATGGAAGAATTGGTTTTGCATATAGTGGAAACTTAAACGCTTTTGATGGTAATATTGACATTACTGATCAAACATTCTACCATCCAGCAGATGGAGAGGGTATATTAGCCGGTTCTTTAACTGAAGTAGATTCAGAGACTATTAGATTTACTAGAACTTCAGGGTTAAGTTTAGAACAATCATACCCATTCTTTTCAATAATCTCGACCAGTATTGGTACTGCAACACATGCACCTGATGATCTAAAAGATACAGCATTAGGATATGCTATGAAAGGATTTAACTTTACTGAAACTACGTTTGATTTCAAAAAACCACCTATATCTTTTAACGTAGCTGATATTGCTGGTAGTAATGTTTTTATTAGGCAAATGAAGACAGCTTATTATGTTGGTCAGGGTATTAAAGATATAAGTTTAAATTTAGGTTAAGATTTTTTCTTACTATTAACTCTCTTCTTAGTTGGTTGATATACTGGATAACAACATAATTTTAATGCTTTTAACTCAGTACTCAAATTAGATATTTCTTCCTTTAATAATTCAATTTCATTGTTAGGAGTGTTCTCCTGAATAATATTTCCATTTTTTAATTCTTCAATTTCTTTTTTAAGACTTTGAACTTCATTAAACAGTATAGGAATAAAACTTATATAATTGACTTGTAAATGATTAGAAGGGCTTAATTTTATTAATGTTGGATCGACCTTTTCAACTTCTTGAGCAATAAATCCTTTACCTTCTCCAGCTAATGGAGCTTCTTCTTTCCAATCAAATGTATAAGCTTTAAGCTCATCAAAATAAATCTTAGAATCTAATGGTTGTATATTTTCTTTAAGTCTTTTATCTGATGAAGCAAATGCTATAATATCACCATCACATGATAGATTACCAGTAATAGATGCATCAAAACCTCCACCAACACTTAACGATCCACTTAACGTTGTTGAACCTACTACACTCAAAGTATTATATAATGTGGTTGGCCCTCTAAATACCATATCACCTAAGAAGGTAGGAGAGTTAGCAGTAAGATTACCTGCTATTGTTAAATCATTAGATACATGTATATCGCTTACTGCATTAATATCACCTGTATGTGTCGAAGTATTGTTAACTATTAAATTAGTACCTACTGTAACTGATCCAGTTGTGTCTAAACTACCAGTAACTGAAGCGCCGTTATTTAAATCTTTTCTACCTAACTGTAATGAAAGAGCTCCACCTGTACCATCAGTTAAGTCAACTTTACCAGTAAATGCATTATTGTCAATAGCTTTAACTAAACCTTGATAGGATTGATTTATATCTTTACCTGCTAAAGTGGCCATTATTTTTTACCCTCCAATACTTCTATTCTATTATTTAAGCTCTTAACTTCTTCAATTAAAATCGGAATAAGTTTTTGATAATCAACTGCAAGAGTTCCGTTAGATCTTTCAACAACTATTTCAGGTACAACTTCTTGAATTTCTTGAGCTATAACCCCGTAATCACTTCCGGATCTTTCTGCTTCTTCGTTCCAATCAAATGTGTATCCATTAATACCTTTAAGAATATTATTACTATTTTGAATCTTTTTAATATTACTTTTAAGGTTTTTATCAGATGATGCAAATGCAATAATATCTCCATTTGATTGTATAGTGCCTGTTGCACATAAATTAACTCCTTGTATTGTTGAACCTGAGGTAATATTACCTGTTGCTTGTATGGTTGTATCAGCGCATATAGTAGCTGTTGAGCATATATTAGCACCAATTATACAACCAGATGCAGTGATATCATTTACAGTAATATCACCAGTTACATCAGCATTACCTCCAACAGATATATTGTTAGTAAATACAGCTTTACCTCCATCAACGCATAGATATGTGCAACCGGTACCTGGTTCACCTAAAGGTGTACCTATATTACAAATATGGGTAGGACCGAAAATTTTAACCCCAGCATGTTGTTGACCTATAGCTAAGGAAGACGGAACCCCTCCTCCATCGGTTATAGTTGCTAATGCATTAGGCTCTACTGATCTTAAAGCCCCTTGAGAAAAAACCGCAGGCTCATCTCTGTTAGACGTATTAAAAGGTAACTCTTTATTGTCTCCTGTCTTAAATACACTGGTAAACGTTAATGCAATTGCTTTACCTCTATATGATTCGTAATCTGGCATAATAATATTTATTAAATAAACACAGTAGATAAAGGAGGTATTCGGAGACCTATCCTTTCTACCTCTGTTAATTTTAATATTCCTTCCTGGTAGTTGTATAAATTAGATATGACCCTGTTCAATACATTACCTGTTAATACTTCATTAACGCCTACAAAAAATTGTCTTGGGTCTTTAATAGTAAATTTTTGCTTTGCGTCATAACTTATTTCACTAAAATCATCAAAAAATAAATATTCACTTTGATCAAATCTTGCTGTTGCTTTTTTGTTTAAATTTTGGAGTAAAATATTTAAATTAGTTATATGTTTATATACTGCTAAGTTAAATGTAATATTATTGAATAATTCTTTATCTAAAAATATCTCACTCTTCTTATAAAAGTTAGGATACTTATCAGATAACAAAGAAGCATTATCATTCTTTTCAACAAATTTAAATAATCTTGTATTACCTAATACTAATAAAGTTTCTTTATTATTAATATCGTCATTAACACTAACTATAGGATTGTTAACAAAGAAGAATCTATCATAATTAGGCAATTGATCCCAATATAATTGCGTACCTTCTAAAGCTGTGTAATATTCAACAGGGTCAGCTTTAGAAGCAACTCTAAAGGTAAAGTTTCCTGACCCTCCAATAGTAGTATCAGGCACGGTTATAACATCTCCAACTTTATTATTAGCACCATATGCAAATGTATCTACTGCAGATATAGTTCCGGATGGATTAACATGTATCTTAAAAGTACCAACATGTACATTAGCATCAACGCTATCAGTTGTACCTGTTTGATTAAAGTAAAATCCTGGAGTACGTCCCCCGGCACCTGTAAATGTATCTGCAGTTGCAATTCTACCACCTGGGTATTGATTACCTATTCTAGCATCGTCAGACGTTATACCATCACCAGCAGAAAGAGGAAAGTTAGCACTTAATCCCCATCTATCGAAAATTGTATTCCATAGGTAAGGATCATCAAATGAAAAATCAATAGTAAATTTATTAATTAATTCACTTTGCTTATTGATATAATATTTGTATACGTTTTTATTAGTAACTAAATAATATATGTTACTATTATTCGAAGAAAATTCAATCTTTCTAGGTGTCTCTTTAAAGTTAGGTATCAATGGTATAGTATATGCAAACTTATTAGAGTTAAATTCAAATTGATCTAATCTTGTTAACGACGGTCCATCTAATATTAAAACTTGGAAGTTTTCAGTTACAACCCAAATTTCATTATGATATTTGTTATAGGACATATTTCTAAAAGTATTATTCTTAAAGAATCTTTCATTAAAATATTCAGTAACAAATTTAAAATCTTTAGTAAATTTTCTTATACTATAAGAATCAGGTTTATAAACATAAACACTATCATCTCCATAAACTATTGCTTCATTTGAATTTAAATTAGTGTTATATTTACCTGGAGATCCAATTGTATCAATATGTTGAAAATCTCTTACCCCTGTTCTATCTTCATTAATAATAGTACCTACATATAATTTATGGATTTGATTTTTACTATTATCATTTACATAAAGCATATCTTTTCCGTCCGTTGTTAGACTTGTAATATTATCAAAAGTAATTTGATTAGCAGCTCCTCCAACGTTAAGAGTACTAGCTATTTGAGTAAATGTTGTATGATCATCATCTAATTTAAATGCATATATAACCGAACTGATAGTCATAAACATAGTATATAAACTATTATCTTTTTCACTTTTCAGAAATTCGATACTAGTATTTTCTGCATGTGTAAATCTAACATCAAAAACCGACAATGGAGGATAAACATTAGTATCTAATGAACCAGCTGATAAAAACTGTTCTGATGTACTTATTACTTTAAAGAATGTATTGTTATCAGCTCCCCCTGGATTAAAGACTGGCTCTTCTTTAGGTGATTTAAATGAAGCATTTGATGATAAAGCAACATAAGCTGGAAAATTGTCTGGCAATAGAGGGTCACTCATATTACAAAAATTATAAATTTTTAGAAAATTGTCATATAATTTATCTAATTTATAATTTATTGAATTTTTGTTTATTAATTCATTAGGTTTAAAAAGAATATCGTCTAATGTAAAATCAAAAACTAAATCAGAAAATATAGTTGTATCATAATATTTACCGTCAAATATATTATCGTTAAAGGTATTTTCTAATGGCAGTACTTTAAAAATTTGATCGTATTTTGACTTCCAAGCTTGATTATTTTCATCTATGTTTACATATCCTATATAGTTACGTCCTTCAAATAAAAAATCAAAACCGTCAGTATAATAAAATCTTTTATTATAAACAATTCTATTACATAAAGAAGAGACAATAGTAGATGCTTTAAAAATATCTTCAATCTCTTGATTGCTAGCTAAGTTAGCATTATTATTTCTTGATTGGTTAGAATATCCGGAACCTGTATTATGATAACTCATTAATAACCTCCCCCACTATCTGTTGTATTATTTTGTTCGATAATATTATTTACATCAATATTTGATATATCAATTGTATTTAAATAATCTGTTTCATCTTCATGGACTGCTCCCTTCATTACGCGCCCATTATCCATAATATGATAATCTTCTTTGTTAACATTATATGTTAAATTCAATACACTGGATGGAATCTTTTCTTGGATTTTTAAATGTACATACTTAATTAAACTTTCAATATTATCGTCATTAACATTGATATTTTTAATTCTAATTTTACCATAGTTTGTTTTACTACCAGGTATTTTATAATTAAACATAGTATCGATTTCTTCAATATTATTTCTTGTATTATTATACATGTCAAAATATAAATTATCTACAGTCATATCAGTATCATTTAATACAATATAGTTAACTAAATCTTGATTCAAACTTCTATCATATACTTTTAAATTTCTTATTGTACCTTTATCTGAATAAAATTTAACTGATGAAAGAATGTTATTTAAACTTTCATTTCTTACAACTGGTAAATTAATAAATACATCCGGTGATAATATTCTTTGCATAGGAAATAAAGATGGATTTAGAAAATATTTACCAAACATTAAACCATTATTATACAATGTAATTAACCCATTATTTAAATTGAAATCTAAGTTGAAATGATTGTCAGGTTTTACAAATGGTACAGGTGTGTTAATTTCAAAATTAGCTGCTGAACCTGTAACAATATTAGTAAATTTACCAGACCACCCTGTTATTGCTTTTGTCACAGAAGCACTGAAAGGACTTATACCTGTATTTAAATTCCATTCATAATCATCAAACCCAGTTGCTGAAAATGGAGGGCCTGCTAAGTCCCAATTTATAGAATCATTTCTTATACCAATATTATTATTAACTTTCATTTGAAAAGTTAATTTATCTTGAAGATTTCTATATTTATGTTGTACTATAGTACCGCCTGTAAAAGTAGATCTTAACATATTTGCAGAAAGATAGCTATTATTAGCTTGAGTTAATTCTGCAAGTACGTGATTTTTAATTTCATTTCCTTTTGAATTAGTAGTTGTAGTGGTAGCTACTCTAAAGGTAAAGTTTCCTGAACCGCCTATAGTATTATCAGGTACAGTAATAATATCCCCAACTGCATTACGGAAGCTTCCTGCAAATGTATCTACTGCAGATATTTCTCCAGCTTGACTAACATGTATTTTAAAAGTACCAACAATGGGGCTAGGACTAACAGCACTGTCAGTTGTGCCTGTTTGTTCTAAATAAAACCCTGGGGTACGTCCTGTATTACCTGTAAATGTATCTACAGTAAGGATACTACCTCCATCTTCATCAACAGGACCAGCAACTAATTGAGTAAATTCATTAAATAATATTCTTTGATTTTTTATAATATCATAACTAGAAAAAGGTACAGGCATAGCTGATAAAAAGTTTTCATTGTAAGGTACGAATACAGAACTTAAGGCTCTAAATCCTAAAGCAGCTGAAGTCATCTCAAATTTAGTTTGAGGTTTCATTATGACAGTTTCTCTAGGTGAAAATGAACTTACATTTAAAGCTATAGTCTTTTCTATTTCACCTGTATTTGTATTAATTTTATCTAATAAAGTATTACCGGTAATATCTTGCGAAAAGCATAATGCTTTCCAATCACCATCTTCATGAATAAAGTCAATACCAACTGCAGATATTGCAGCTGTTTGGATTGGAAATGAACTTAATTTAAATCTTTTATCAGTAGTTACATCAAGCTTACCTACACCATCAGTAAATACCATAGCATATACTCTGTTATCAATTCCTCCTATAGCATCCATCTCACTATCAATAGTATCAATAATAGGATCTAATTCAGTTCCACCCTGAAATACGTCAAATATAATTCTATTAGATCGTTCAGTTTTAAATACAAAAAATTCATCATAACCAGCAGGTGAAGTAGGATCACCTCTAACTGCATTAATAGGATCATACTGCTCTTTTGTAAATGAAGTACCAGCAGGTATACCTGATACATACGTACCTTGTAATGCAGTACCTACAAAAGCTTCTCCAGGTATGTTTTGAATAGATATAAATCGTTGAGAATTTTCTAAAGTTATAGCTGTTTCATCATTTACATAAACTGGGCTTCTTCCATCTAATGGTACAACTCCGCTAACTGGGTGTGTCACAGCACTTTTATAAGCAGAAGTTTCTCTAAATGGAATATTTAAATCTGTTATAGTTAAACTATTAAGATCTAAATTTAAAACTTGAGAATTGGATCCATAATAGTTATTAGTAAAGAATAAACAATTCTGCGCACCATAAGCATATCTTCCACTTGTACCTGCGCATATTTCTTTAAGACCATTACTATCAGCATAAAATTTATCATTCTCTTCTAATGATACTTCACTTATTATTTCCCCCAAAACGTTTGTTTTGACTATTTTATTACTACAAATTACTACTATATCATTATTCTGTTCAATGTAAATAATATCTAATATATCAGACACTCCTGGTAATGTAATAGTATTAACTTTATTAAATTCATTGTTAAAAATAGATATAGTATTCTTAAATGGTATAAAAATAAAAGGAGTATAATAAAAATTATTTCTTAATGAAAACCCATCATTATATTGATTACCTATAACATTATATGAATTAAATGATGATAAACTATCAAGAGATAAATCAAAACTTATATGAAAATTCTTTCTATCTAAATCAATTATTTTAAAATTATCAAAGCCTTTTGTATCGTTGAAGTTAATAGTATCGGTTGAAACTACTTGCTTTCCGCTTAATGCAACTTCAAAATTTTGTTTAATTAATGACCCGCTTTGATTAGCTACCATATTGCTAATATAATCTTTACCTATTCTTTGATATAAATATTCAGCATTAGGTTCAAATGTCATGTTACTTTTTATATCTGCATAATAAACGCCAGGCGTGTTGCTTTCAAAATATTTTTTAGCTTGAGCAACTGTATCAAAACTATTAGATGAATTAGTACCGGTTAATGATATTACATAACTTTTATCTTCAGGTAAATAATATCTATCGAACCATGTGCCTTCATCATTACCATTACTTTTTAACCAAGTACATAAATAAGTTCCGAATATATCATTTTTTTGTAATTCATTTATATTTTGAAAACCTAAAATATCATCGTTTTGAAGTAATATAAAACTTTCTTCTTGATTAGCAACTAAATTATCTTCTACCTCAGTAAATTCATCTTGCAAATTATTTCTATTTTTATCAGTTAATTTAAATACTTTATCACTAAAATAAGGTGATTCAGCTGCAAATGCTCCGTTTTTAGCTAATGTAGTATCATTAATATTAATTTTTTTGTAAGGAGTTATATCATCAGGCATTATTAGCTTATTCATCCTGTTAGGTAATATTTGATACTCTTTATTAAAAAACGTGTAGTTTAATGATAAATTTTCTTTAGCTACTTCGGTATTTTTATTATTGCTAAATGAATAGTATATACGTTGCTTAGATGGGTCATCTAATTTGTTTTCGCCATGTATTAAATTATGATTTGATATATGATTTTTTAAATTAAAGAAATCTAAATCTACATAAAAATTATTATTTGAACCACTTAAATCTACAGCTGATAATAATATATTACTATACGGGTAATAATTAATCATATTGTAATTAATACCTGAAAGTGAATCATCGCTAACTTTATAATTATCTTCAAAATCATAATAAATATATTGATCTAAATTTTCAGGCAAAGTTAATGATACTGCAGGGTCTACTTTTATTAAACCATTTCTTGAAGTTTTAAAATTAATTGATGAAAGTACAGGTGCTTCTTTAATTTTTGTGGTTACTATAGTTTCAAATGATGAAGATGCTTCATCGAAAGCTCTATACGTTGAAGAAATAACTCTAACACCAGTAGTTAAAATTTTATTATTATTATATAATTTTAAAATATTATTATTAGAATCATAATTATATTGAAAGAAATATTTTGCAGATAAATTTCTATTTAATAATTCATTATTATCTAAAAATTTAAATATAACGTCTTTATCATCATAGTTAAATAAATACTTTCTTGCTAATCCATCATTAAAAGATATAGAACATAAATCATTATCAAATAAATCAATTAAAAAACTTTGCCCGTTATCAAATTGATTAATAGAATCTATATCAAATACGCAGACGCTATCAGTATCTTTTTTATTAGTAGCAGTAGTTAAGACTTGTTCCCCTGATATAGCTTGAGTTGCACCGAAAGTAAGTTTAGTATTAAGCGTATTTTTAATATTAAGTTTAGTAAAATTTAATATTTCATTAGTGTTTACGAATCTTGTTAAAATATTAGAAGTATAATTTTTAGTTAATAGGTCCCTAGCACTTAGATTCATATCATACTTTTGATATTCGAATCCATGATTAGTAATAATTTTATCACTTTTATAAGAGAATTTGTCGTCTTTACTGTTAAAGTTAAGACCTCTTAATTCATTAAAATTTTTACGTTCATACGCCATTAATATTATTTAATTTTAGAATTCGTTTAAACAATAGGTTAATGTCCTATTAGATTAAATTGTTTTCGTAGTAGTAGGCTCATAAACTCTAAACTCTCCATGACCTGATGTTCCTACAAACGTATTTTCAATAGTAGGGGAATGACTAAATTTTATTTCTTTATCAATATATTCAGCATATATATCACCACTACTTGTTTCAATTCCATCTATTACTTTAAAACTACTATCAGGTGCATTAAAGAAAAAACTAGAAACTGAATATTGAAAGTTTTTATTAGTTAAATAATCACTTTCTGAAACTAAACTTGATTGATTTCCTTTAAGTGATAAATCGATTTTATAATTATTAGCTGATAATACTCTAGATGTATTAGCGCTATTATATCTAGTTATAAAAAATCTTATTGTACTTTCAGAGGCATTTTGATTATTAGTAGATGATGTTAAAAATATTTTATCGGGTATTACTTCTCTTATTCTTAAAGTTGTTTGTTGGTCTGATTTGAATGCTTCACCTGCACTATTATATACCACTAATGTTACATTATAATCTCCTGGTAAAGTATATTGGTGAAAAGATGATAACGTATTATAAACTATAGTACCGTCCCCGTAATCAATAAAAAATCTAGTATCACTTAAACTTTGTTCAGCACTTAAAAATTTAGGAATAAAAGTAAACCCGCCAAATGATCCTGTATACATACTAGATAAATAATTAGGTTCATTAGTAAACCCTGCAAAATAATCAGGATTAATAACTATATCCCCAAATCTATTTTTTATTTCAAAAGGGCAATATATGCTCGTCATTTGAGCATATTCTGTTTCGTAACTGTAATTTTTATTAGACATTTTCAACTACTATGTTTTGTAAAATACTCTTATCTTGTAAGTAAGGAAATTTAAAGAACGGTAGTTGTAAATCTTCAGTTATAACTTTAATATCATTTTCAGGGTAAATAGGATTATAAGCTAATAAACTAATATTTGGAACTTCATAATCTACTTCACCTACTGTTCTTCTTGTAGCAATACCCTTTACCCCATTTAAAGATAAAATGCTATTTTTTAAACTATCTAAACTTATTATTTGACCTACTTCAGCAGTGTTAAAGTAATTTATAAAAATATTATTAACTTGTTCTTTTAAATTATTTTCACTTAAATTGCTTAAAATATCTCTTTTAATTACTAATTGAGATTTTTCATACTCTTCTTTAACTATATCATCATTTCCTAATACACCTAATGTAAATGCTGTGTAAACTGCATCCATAGGAACAACATTCATATTAAATAATCTTTTTTCTTCTGTTGAATTTATAATAGCTGTTTTTTGAGCTGAATTTAAGAAAGATAAATTATTGTTTTCATCTACATTTCTAAATTCTGGTACTAAAAACATATAAATGTTGTTAACTTGATTTATAGTAGAAAAATTAACTTGATTAAAAAGCAATCTAGAATCATCATTAGGTTTGTTTAATCCTATATCATAAAAATATTTTAAATATTCTTTAACATATTGATTATTATCAGCAACTGAAAAACTTTTAAGTATCGAAGAAAAATTTATTCTTAAATGATTTAAAAAATCTTGTTTAGTAACTAATCTATTTTGTAATTGAAAGTTTTTAGCAGCATTTTCTCTAATACTATCAACATCTTCACTTTCAATTGGGTTAGTAGAATCTATTTCGTTAGTAAAGTTAATAAATTGAGTTTCTGATGGAGTTATTAAATTAAAATTAGGCCCGTATATAAAGCTTTTTATTAAAGTAAACTGAGGAGTGTTGTATAGATTTAATTTTTCACCATCTAATGCTTTAGCTGAAACTTTACCAGGTCTTCCAGAACTTTCAATATAATAAATTATAATTGAATCATTAGGGTTTAATTTATTACCAAATACACCATTACCAAACTTAAGTTCATATAATTCATTTTCGTTTAAACGTTTTTCATATTTTTTTACACCAGGTGATTCTAAAAATATATTATTTGTTAATTCATATTTTTCAATAGCGCTTGTATCTACATTTCTAACAAAGACGTCTATTGAATCTAAATCTATATTTAATGGTTCACTAGTTACTGGATCTTTTAACGCTAATGTTACAACTTCGAAATCTTCCCCTAACGCATTTTGTATTGGGTATTCTTTATATATACCTTCTCTTAATAAATTCTCTTCAGAAAAATCAATTAAAGTTTCGGCTTCAGCTTTTGATTTAATAAAAGTAGCATCATTTATGAATGAATATACTACACCATTAGCATTTAAATAACTATATCTAGGAATGGTATATGTATTAATCGGTAAGTTTTCAGTCGCCGTGGCACTATAAGATAGTAATGAAGTTTGGTAACCTTTAGGTTTATAATCAATAAGTTTTACTATTCTATTCATATTTTCATATATGTTAGTATCAGTAAACATTGTTTCAGATGAAGTTTGATTTAAATAAAACAATAATAAATGATATGAATAGGCAATAACATCGACAATGGACGACATATTACTACCTTCAAAAGATTGACCTGTATATACCCCAGCGTCTTCTAATCTATTTTGAATAAGTTCTTTTATAGATAACGCATCAAATGCAGCGTAACTATCTTGGGTAAGTCTGAAATCTGTATAGTTGTTCGTCGCCATTAAAATATTTAATTAAAAAGTATAGAAGCCGGTTTTACTTAAAGCACCTTTTAATTGAAGAGGGTTATCTCCAAAATCAGGTATTGAAAAATTTAACGTGACGTCATATTGTTGTTGTTCAGGGTCTGCTAAAATATCTAATGATATAATAGTTATTCTATTTTCATTACGTTGTATACCTTCTACTATTGCATCTCCAATAATTTGACCTCTTAATTTTGATACAGGTAAAAATAATAAATCTCCAAAACTGACACCAAATTCAGGGTTAAGAATTTTTTGTCCTGGAGAAGTAGTAAATAAATTTATTAATGAATTTTTAATAGCATTGAAGTTAACGTCAGTTTCAAGATCTTTATTACTAGTATTATCACCTAATTGATTTCTTACTACTTTACCTACTTTCATATTAAGGTTAATATCATTATAGATAATATTATCTTGTAATTCTTCTTTAGTTTCTAAAATGTCAATTTTTATAGGCATAATATTATTTAATAGTAATCTCCATACACATCATCGTTATTATTATCCATATCAAAAACATCATTCTGACTTATGTTATTAATATCATAAGCATCATATTCTGATTGTTTTGGTTGAGAAGATTCATTTACCCCTCCAGTTTCTCTACCTGCAAACGCCCCTTCAAATACTTGAGCATTGCCTGATATATTACTTGTTAAGTTATTAAACGGTACATTAGGTTCAAAGCTATAATCTAATCTCTTAGCTTTTATTTTAAATACATAATGACCACCTAACTGATTCATTTCAGCAATGTCTTGGTCTAACTTTTCTGTAACTTCAAAGTATTTTGGTTGTCTATTTGCTGGTCTATCATCCCCGTATTCTGATAATTGAAACACATCACCTGCTTTAGGTTCGACAGGATAATTATGAATATTAGAAGCTGATAAATCAAAAGATGATAAATTTTCAAACGTACTTTCAAATGAACTTATATGTATATAACCAGTAATAGCATCATCACTATCAAAACCGAATCTACTTAAAGTTATAGCATCTTCATTTAAAGTAACTGCTATCACAATATCAACTGGGTCTGCATAAGATCTATTAGGATCTTCACCATATAAGTTATCACCACTTAATGTATTAAATCTATTAACGAAATAACTTACTTTTACCCCATATAAGTTTATTTGCTCTCTCCACCAATTTGAAAATAATAATCTTTCATTAGCAGAATTTTCATTACTCTTATCAGTAAATCTGAAACAAGTATCATCACTCTGTACTATTCCAGGAAAATCGCATGTATAATCTCCAGAGCTCATCGTTCAATCACAAACTTTCCAAGTTGAGGGTCAAAATAAAGTTTAATACCAGTACTACCTAATTTTTTAACTTTACCTTTAAAAGGTACGACATTATATTCTTTACGTATATATTCTAATTCAGGTGTACCACATACATGTTTACCGTTTTTCTTTCTTAACAACTCTATTTTAGAGTTCTTAGAAGTATCTGCTTTAACATAGTCCGGTACTAAATTAAGATGTTTACGTTGATAATGCTTATCATGGTCGGTAAACCCACGTCTATGTCTATGATTAGTAAAAAATTTAGAAAAACTGTCCACGAAAATATTTAAGCAAAAAAAAGCTGGCATAAAGCCAGCTCTTAAATTTAGTTGTTTGAAGTCTAATTTAAATCTTAGTCACCAAATAAATCAGCGCCAACTTTTAAATTCCCAACTTTATTATTTTTAGTTGATGTTAAAGAATGTCCTCCTGCATCACTTAATTCAGATCCGCCATCATCTTGCTTCTTAACTTTAGCATCTGCTTTCTTCTTAGATGTTTTTAAGCTACCTACTTTATTATTTTTAGTAGAAGTTAAGCCTGAATCTTTTTGATTCACTAATGCATGCCCATGATCTTCAGCATCTACTGCTTCTTGAGCTACTTCTTCGTCCTCTTCGTCTTCCTTATCGTCGTGATCTTCACCGTCTTCAGCATCTTCTTCATATTCTGAATCGACTTCTTCCATCTCTTCATAATCTTCAGCAGCGTCGTCGTCTTCTTCTCCCATTGCATCTTTCAATAGGTCGCAAAGTTGCTTAGCCATGTCTTTATCTAACGTGACTGTGATTGTATCCCCAGACTCTTCAGAAACTTCTTCAGTGTCTACTCCGAGTGCTTCAAGCTCACCTTGCTCTTCATCACTCATTACGTTTTCAAATAATTTATCAAATGTTGACTTCATGTAATTATTTATAGACTCCTTGACCTTTTTTCCAACTTTTTTATTCAATTGTTCAACTTTTACTGATTTCTTTTCTTTTCCACCTTCTTTTTGTGGATCATCTACTGTATAAGGCTCTTCCATTACACCAACTGCATTGCCAGGCCCTGATGTATCATCATTAGCAAATGCACCAGCATTTTTATCATTTAAATTTTTTGGACCTTTTCCTGGTTTAGTGCCAAATTTAGCTGCTTTCATAGCAGGGGCTTTTTCAGAAATAACATTTTCATTATATGTATTCCAAATTTCGGTTAGAGTATTTACACGTGTCATGTAAATATTTATAGCATTATGACCAAAAATAAACAAAATTATATGAATAACCCTAATCTACCTACGGTCGGGGCTGAATTTGAGTACACTCCCAAGATGGTGAAGGAGATACAAAAAAGTACAAAAAACATATTGCATTTCGCAGAAAATTATTTTCATATTGTATCATTGGATGAAGGTAAGCAAAAAATTAAACTTCATTATTGTCAAAAACGAGTACTTAGAAAAATGAGAGATCATAGATTCTTTGTACTGCTAGCATCAAGACAGATAGGTAAAACGACTATGATGACAATTTATGCTTTATGGAATGCATGCTTTAATAATGATCAACGTATATTAATAGTAGCTAATAAAGAAGGTACTGCTATTGAAATTATGAATAGGGTAAGACTTGCATATGAAGAATTACCTAATTGGTTGAAACCAGGGGTAAAAGAGTATGGTAAGACATCTGTAACATTTGCTAACGGTACAAAGATAGGTATATCGACTACTACAGGTACCGCTGCAAGAGGACAATCAGTTAATATATTAATACTAGACGAGCTTGCGTTTATTGAACCTCATTTAGTTGAAGATTTTTGGAAATCAGTATATCCGATTATTTCATCTTCTAAAAAATCTAAAATATTCATTGCATCTACTGCTAATGGTACAGATAACCTGTTTCATAAGTTATATACCGGAGCTGAAGCTGGTGAGTCAAATTGGGCTTGTGATAAAATTTTATGGAATGAAATTCCAGGTAGAAATGAAAAATGGAAATATGATACTATCAAATCAATAGGCAGTAGAGATGCTTTCGAACAAGAGTTTAATTGTGTGTTTTTAACGTCTGGTGAAAGTACTATAGATGATGATTTATTTGATAGGTTAAAAATGCAAGTATCAGAGCCTAAATTTATATTCGATGAAGGTAAATATCTGCTATGGGATGAACCAACCCATGACCGTATATATATAGCAAGCGTAGATACAGCTGAAGGTTTAGGTAAAGATGCATCAGTAATTCAGATATTTGATTATACTGATATGACTAATATCAATCAAGTTGCTTGTTACCATAATAATGAAATATCTCCTTATAATTTTACTGAAAAGGTATTTGAAATATTACAACACTGGGGTAATCCTTTAGTTTGTATAGAAAGAAATAATTCAGGTGCTCAAGTAGTAGATGGATTAAAAAACAACCATCAATATGAAAATATAGTATCGTGGGGTGCTTCTACTGCTAGTAGAAAAAATCAACAGCTCGGTATAGTATCACATACCAATACAAAGTATAAAGGTATAACTAATATGAGATATTGGATTAATGATATAAATGCGGTGCAGATAAATGATATACATTTAGTAAAAGAATTAAAGAACTTTATTAAGTATCCAAATGGTACATGGGGAGCTAAAAGAGGATTTCACGATGATAGAGTTGCAGCTATGATGTGGAACTTTATTATATTGATAGATGAATTGGTAAGTCAGTATTTTGAAGTAACAAGATATGATACTAATAATAGACCTTTAGAATTAGCGCAATTCGATTATGGGATTAAATACTTTATGAATCCAACATCAATGTATTCTAATGAAAAGGAGAATTTTGGAAATGTATTACCTTCAATTATAGGTAATGCTAATAAAGTTGAATCTGAGATGGACGATTTAATACAGCAAGGATATAAACCATGGCAACCATAGACCAGTCACAATTTAATAAAAGTAGATTAGATAAGTTTCTTTTAGTTACTGATGTACCTGATGTTCTCAAAGAAATTACTACAAATGATTTAGCTGGAAGAAAAAATAATTCATTAATTGGAGAATCTCTACAGTTTTCAGTTTATGGTACGGTGGTACCTACTATAGCCGTACCTGAAAACGATTTAAGATATGCTGGTCAAACCTTAAAAGTATCGTCTCATGTAAGACCGTCATATGATAATGTTTCAGTCAATTTTACTATAGATAACATGTTTAATAATTATTGGACTATATACAAATGGTTAGATTTTCTTAATGATGAGAAGTTTTCAAAATTTAATCAGAAAGAATTAGCTAATATACCAACTGTAGCTCCTGAAGATAGAGAAAAAGATACATTGACTCCTACCGATTTATATACTAGAGATTTTACTATTTTTGGTAAAGATGAATTCGATAATAATATTATTAAATTTACGTATACTAAAGCATTTCCTGTTAGTTTAGGTAATATTAGTTATAGTTATAGAGAGCCCGGTGAAATCGAAACTACTTTCGAATTCGCATTTTCACAATTACTAGTTGAATTGGTGTAAATTTTCTCTCAGATACATAAATAATAATATATGGCACGTACAATACAATCTCCCGGAGTAGAAATAAGAGAAATAGATAGGTCACAACGTCCAGTATTACCGGCTGGAACTAACGTCTTAGTGACAGGGTTTGCTGACAGAGGACCTACTGATGAAGTTATTCAAATAACTAGCGTCAGTGATTATGAAAACGTTTACGGTCAGGCATCCACGCCTGCTGAACGTTATTTCAGTTCAACAATTAGACCATTATTAGATTCACCTGCAAATATCTTTACTTACCGTTTACCTTATGGTGAAGGTACAGGAATAGGATTTGGGGCAAGATATGGTGTTTTAGCATATCCTTCAGCTGGTATTAACTATAATGCAACATTTGCTGATGACATTGGAGGCGATGTTGAACTAACAAAATTTAGTGAAATTGGTGTTGGTACTGGTACTGGTACGACCTCAGCTACAAATGGTATATGTTTCTTAGGTGCACCAACACATTTTGATTTAACAAAAGAACAATATGATGCGATTCTAGCTAAAGGTGCATTTCCTAGTGAATCAGACGGTACTTTTGCTTTTGAAGATACAATGACAACAACATTTAGTGGTGTTGGTGCTCTTGGTAAAGCTGCTCTACTAGTTCTTAATAAAGGTCAAACAACTATTAATCAGAAGTTTGAAGGCTTTTATGTCGGTATAGCTGATAATAATAATTTAAATCCTGCTACAGATTTCGATGCCATACGAAATGTAGAAACAATTACAGCAAGTGCTGTTAAAACAAATTCATTTACTAATCTACCAGCTGCAAGAATAGATGGATCGTTATCAGCTAAGTCAGATAATAACACTAATACATTTGGTCAAGATAATGATAGTGTTTCTGAAGTAATGGAAAACTTAAGCATATTTGATATTAGTCAACGTAACTTTGATGATACACTTTCAATTGGTTTATTTAGATTAAGACAATCACCATTTACGCCAGATACTATTAAGTTGAGTGTAAATCTAGAAGAATCTTATGTTGGATCATTTGATTTCCATAGACAAATTAATTCACAACAAGGTGGTCAACCTATATCGTTTAATATTGAGACTAAAGAATCAGAATCACCTAATGTTAAGATTTTAACTAATGAGTTTTTAAATCACAGACTTGGTGAAACTTATCTTAATACGGAAGGTAATCCAAAAGTTAAGATCAGAGTTGCAAATGAGAATTTAAAATCTGGTAATATTGATACGACATTTGTTAATTTATCAGCGGGCTTAATTAATGGTTTAGATGATGGTCAAATATCAGTTGCGAAAGCTGATATTGCAGCAGCTAATGATAAATTGACACCAGCAGATAATGCTTATCCATTAGGAACCTACCAAACAGCTAATTTAAGTGATAAAGTAATTGGTAATGTACCTCAGAAATTAGATAGATTATTCGATACTATTGAAAACGTTGAATTATTCGATGTAGATATTACAGTTGATGGAGGTTTATCAACAATTTTTGCAACTAGTAAGCAGTTAGGTACTGATGGGTTTGATGATACAGCTCAAGTTACTGCAATTGATAGTTTCAGAACTTCGCAAACAAGTTCAGATTCGTCAGCAGGTGATACAGCTGGTAGAAACTTCAGAGGTTATTGGAATGAAGTAACTAATAGATTTGCTAACTTTGCAGAGTTTAGAAGAAAAGATCACATGTTTATTAGTGACTTACCAAGACAAATATTTGTACAAGGTGAAGATTTCTTAACATTATCTGATCCTAATAAAAACTTTAGTAAGGATATTTTAAATCCTATTAAAGCATTCAGAACTATTAACAGTAATTACGTTGCAACGTATGGCCAATGGGTTAAAGGATATGATCCAGTGTTAGACTCAATGGCATATAATCCATTCTCAGGACATGCAGCAGCGGCAATGGCTAATACGGATGCTAACTTCCAACCTTGGTTTGCTCCAGCAGGATTTACTAGAGGTAGAGTTATAGGAGCTAGTGACTTAGCATTATTCCCAACACAGAAGCAAAGAGATATGCTTTATAAGGTTAATGTTAACCCAGTAGCATTCTTCCCAGGTGAAGGTTTTGTAATATTTGGTCAGAAGACATTACAGAAGTTACCAAGTGCATTTGATAGAATTAACGTTAGAAGATTATTCTTAAATCTTGAGAAAGGTGTACGTAATACAGTTAAGTTCTTTGTATTTGAACCTAATTCATTATTAACTAGAACGAGAGTTGTAAATACAATATCACCAATCTTTGATAACGCTAAAAATACAGAAGGGGTATTTGATTACTTGATTGTATGTGATGAAAGAAACAATACGCCAGACGTTATCGATGCTAATGAGCTTAAGGTAGATATATACCTGAAACCAACTAGAGCAGCTGAATTTATCTTAGTTAACTTCTTTGCAACTAAGACTGGTACAGACTTTAGTGAGTTGGTTGGTTAATTAATAGTTGGTAAGTTAGTCAAAGACTATAAATATTAGTATGGCAGATACTAAAGTTTCGAATTTAACTGAGCTTACTAAAGCAGATTCCAATGATGTCTTTTACATCGTCGATACTGGTAGCAGTCTTTCAAAGAAAATTACATTTGATAATTTACTAAAAGGACCTGATAGTACCGGTGCTATTAAGTTTCCAGCAGTTATATCTGAAGTTCAATCTTTAACAACTGACTTTCATGCTATATCATCTGCAGTCAACGCAGTAACAGCATATAGAGATACAGAAATAAGTTTCTTAAGTACACAGTTAAATGTATTGAGTGGGGAATTTGATGTTACAAAAGAATCATTAGCTTTCCCAACACAAATAATAAACAGTTTAAGTAGTGTTTGTTCAATTGATGCTTTAGGTACAAGAGCATCACCAGTGGTAGTAAATTTAGGTAGTACAACAACTATGACATTTGTAAGTGGAATTTTAATAGGAACAACATAATATGGCAAATAAAAAATTAACAGATTTAGGTTCAATTACCACATTATCAGATGATGATGTTTTATACATTGTCGATCCTGATTTAAATGCATCATTACAAGTAACATACGGCGACTTAATCAACACTAAATTTAAATCACTATCTACAAACTTTTTAACTGTATCCGCTGGTTTAGGTACTCTATCAAATAGTGTATCTGCTAAAAATAGAATCGATTACTTATCAGCTGCTGTAGGAGGACCATTTAGTTCATCAACACCAATATTTGTTGATGGTGATGGTAGTGCTGCAGGTAACCCAGGGGCTGTTAGAGACGGAGCTGTAATGGGCATGGCACCTATTGTAACTAATTTAGAATATCTATCAGGTAGATTGAACGATATTTACAGTCAAATAGCATTGAGAGCTTTACAATCTGATTTTGTAACGGTCGAGTCAGATCTAGCTGCTGCTAAACTTCAAGTTCAAGAGGATATAACAACTTTAACTGATGAATTAACAGCCGGTGGTGGTACATTGAGTGCAGTAATAAATTCAAGTGATAATTTAACTGCATTTCCTCAACCAAATAGTGTAGGTGAATTACCAGGTTTTCAAAGATTAAGGACCACGTTAGATAGTATCCATGCATTAACCGCAGGCCCGACTCTAGGTAATGGTGAAGTAATGGGTGGTGCCACTACAATAAAAACTATTTTTGATAATATAGGTGTAAATACATCGACATTGAAATTTAACACCCCAACTGCATCATTTGCTGGTCGTGATGACGGTGAGTTAGGACCATTAAAAGATTCAATATCTTTTATTCCTATAACTATTGGATCAGATACTTTTAGATTACTATTATCTGCAACATAATTAAACTAAAATAACTAAGAATGCATAAATAATTATAGTATGGCACAGACTAGACAAACAATTCAGAATTTTTATACGCAGAGCCAGCAAAAAGACTTTGCAAGGCTTAATCTTTTCAGAGTTTTAAATATCGATTTCGGAGATGGTTCAGATGTTTCATTTAATGAAGATGATTTAGTTTATGCAACAACAGCATCTTTACCTAATAAAGAAATAACTTCTAATTCAGTACCCTATATGGGATTAGAATTTAGAGTACCTGGTGTTGTTAAATACCCAGGTGGTTCAGGTTATACATTAAGATTTAGATGTGATGAAAATTATGATTTAAGAAATAGATTTTTACAGGTAATGAATGATACCTTTGATGATTCAGATTCAACTGGTAACTATTTTATTCCTAATCAAAATTCAGTTTTAGACTTAGCTTTATTGGATAAAGAGTTAAATAGAGTAAGTCAATTCCAATTAGTAGGTATAGCTCCTACAAGCGTTGGTGATATTCAATATGATGTCACAGGTGATGGTGCAATAGCAGAATTCGATGTAACAGTATCGTATCACTTCTTTAGACAAACAGCGTAAATCTAAATAGTTAATTCGTATTAAATATTAATAATACGATGGCTAAGTTTTTAAATGGTATAAATAATGCAATACGTAGCTTTAACTCTCTAGGTGGAGGATTAGCTGCTGCTCCAAGTTTAGATATTATCGGAGCTAATATTCCTTTTGCTCCATTAATTAGTTTTAGAGATTATTTTTTAGATAATTTTAATCAATGGACTAACTCTATACCTTTAAATACTCAATTTATAATTTTAATAGATAGATACCCACCTGCACTAACTACCGAAACAATGCGTAGATTAGAGCCTATTCAGAATAATGGTTTTGATATAGACATAGCTGCATCGTTATTAACACAAGCTAAAAACCAATTATTTGTTGGTTGTATCTTTGCCAATGGATTTCAAGTAGGTAGTGAATCATTAGGTGTTTCAGAAGCAACTATCGATAATAATAGAGGATTTATACCCGGGACTATACTAGAAAATAGAGCAGGTTTTTCCGGAAATCAATTACAAGTATTCTTTAGAGAGACCAATACATCATTTACTGACGTAATTATGAGACCTTGGTTAATAGCAGCATCACATTATGGTTATGTAGCTAGAAACTTTGATGATCCAGTTGAAGCTAGAAAAGATATGAAATGTAATATAACTATATTACAATACACAAGATCAGATAAAGGATTATCTCAGATACCTAGAAAAACATGGAGATTCTACAATTGTATACCTACTAGTTTAGATAGTAGAACTTATGATCATGGTGATGATGAATCAGCTAAAAATTTTAATGTCGGTTTTTGTTATGATAAATATGAAGTTTCTAATAACTTATATCTATCAGTTGAGCAATTAATTAAGAGTATTAACCCCTTTGGATTTTAATAAATGGACGTAGGTAAACAATTAGAAGCTTTAACTAAATTAAATGCAAGTGTTTTAGCAACTTTAACCAAAGCATCAAGTATGAAAGGTGGAGAGGGAGGTAAAAAGGATGCATTTCAATTCAAAACTGGTCCTGAAAAAGTAGTAGTTCAAGACTTTGATAAGCCTGCTTTAGAAAAATTAAAATCTATATCCGGAGCAAGGGTAGCTCCTAGTGCAGAAGCTAGTACATCTGGTAAAAGTAAAGGACTTGGGTCAGCATTGGGAATGATATTAGGTTTAGGTGTAGGTATAGCTGGGTTAGCTGTAGTATTCAGTGCAGCAGATAAAGCTATAGGTGCATTAGGTGGAGGTGAAAGTCTTGCTTCATTAATGAAAAATTTAGCTGAAGGTTTAGGATCATTTGCTGGACCTGCTTTAGTACCTTTAGGAGCTTTATTAGGAGCTGGAGCTTTATTCGGTATGTTACCCGGTGGAGGATTTGGTATAAAAAGAGGTGTTAAATTAGCTACAGGAATAGCAGGTATAGGTGTCGGTTTAGCAGGATTTATGCTAGGTTTAGCTGGTTCGGATAAACTTATATCTATGTTAGGGGAGTCAGATCCAGGTGCTAGTATTGCAACGTTAATGAGTAATCTAGCTACTGGTTTAGGAGCTTTTGATAATTCTTCTATGATAGCATTAGGGTCTTTATTAGGGGCTGGTGCGTTATTTGGTAATATACCTGGGCTATCAGTTCAAGGAGCAGCTTTAGGCATGACTGCAATAGGAGCTGGTATTGGTGGATTTATACTCGGCATAGGAGCAGGTGATAAACTAATGGATTTAATGATGGGTGAATCTGAACCCGGTAAAGCAATTTCAACTTTAATGCAAAATATAGCTGAAGGTTTAGGTGCCTTTTCTGGCGCAGGATTAGCTGCATTGGGTGGTCTTATGGCTGCAGGTGCTATATTCGGAGCAGTTCCAGGTGGTTTAGCAGTTGCTGGGGCCGCAGCTTTAGGTATGACAGCAATAGGAGCTGCATTAGGTGGGTTCTTTGTAGGTCTAGGAGCTATGGATAAAATCTTAGATATGATGGCTGGTGATAGTTCACCGGGATCATCATTGAGAGATCTAATGGTTAATATAGCTTCAGGTTTCGGTTCAATGGCTGATAAAGTAGCTAAATATAGTATGGCAGATTTCGGTAAAATTACAACAGCAGCTACTGCAGTTGCAGCAGCATTAGGAGTTTCAGGTTTAGGTGGTTTAAGTAATGCAGTATTAGGTGCTTTAACTGATGTAGTAAATTTCTTTAGAGGTAAAAAAGATGAAGATCCATTACAGTTTATGTATGATATCGCTGCAAGAAGTGAAGTTTTAGGGACCGCAGGCGATGGAATTAAAAAAATAGTAGATGGTTTAAATTATTTTACTAATTTAAGTACTGAAGATTCAGGTTTAGATAAATTCGGTGATAAATTTTTTATGACTGCAACTAAAATAGTTAAAGCTTCTCAATTAATGAAAATTGCATTATTCGGTGGTGAAGCAAAAATACCATTTTCAACGAGTTTAGAAGTAGAAATGGGATTAGCAACTGATGAATTTGCAGAAGCATCAAGTATAGCAGCTAACAATATACAAAAGATAGCTGAAAGCGTTCCAGAAATATCTATTACAATGGATGATAAAGCAATGGCATTGCAAGAAGCTAATAATGCATCATTACAATCTTTATCTAATAAAGCAGATGAAACTAATACTATACTAAATAAAATTTTAGTAGATAATAGTAACGGTAATCAAGGTATAATTAATGCTTTAGGTACTATTTCATTTAATCCATTAGGTAGTAATCCTGGAGCAGTTGAATCTAATGTAAGTCGGTCATCAATAAGAGATATACAGGCTAACGCATTAGGATATGCTTAATATGAAAATTGATATACCTATATTAAATAAAAAATTTACTATTATAGAACCATCATTTAACGATTATAAAAATCTAGTTAAACAACTTCAAAGTACAGATGAAGATGAAGTATTTGAAAATTTTCTTAATCAACATGTCAAGAATCAAAGCACTAACGTACTAGAAAAATTTTTATTATTGTTAAATCTAAGAGGTTTAGTATTAGGTAATAAATTTGAATTAGAATTAGAAAAGAAACAATACGCTATTGATATAAATGAAATCTTAGAAGTATTCGAAACTGAACATGAAAATTTAAAAATAGAAAAAAACGGTTATATTTATAATTTTGGTTTTGTAAAAGATTTTAAAGATTTAAAATTAAATAAATTAGAATTTATAGCAAGAAGTTTAACTAAAATTAATGAAAAAGATATTAAAGATTTAGATATAGACGATATAGTTAATCTTTTACCTGCTTTAGAGTTTAATGAGTTATATGAAAAAATATATACCACGTTTTACAGTAAATTTATAGAATATAAATTTTTAGAAGCTAAAATTTATCTAGGAAATAGTTTAGGTTTAATAAAAGCAATGTTTGATACTAATTTATTAGATTTATATAAACTTGAGTATATATGTAGAAAAAATTTAAATTTTACCAGTAGTGATTTCGATAATATGAGTTTACCTGAAAGCAGAATTTTACTTAACTACCATAATGAAGATGTAAAAAAAGAAAATGAAAGGTATGAGAAGTTGAGAAAACAAAACTAAATCGTAAATAATTGTATGAGCATAGTAGACGATTTTAAAAATATAAAAAATTATATTGATATATACATACCATCAAATCATAGTAAAAAATCATTTAGACCTCTTACTCTAAAACAACAAAAACAAATTTTAGATAATATTCAAGCTTCAGCTATTGCCATTATAGATTTTTTTAATAATGCATCTAATATTATAAAAGAAAATACTGAAGATAGTCGTAGTATTTTAGTAACTGATAGACCTAATATCTTATTAAGTTTAAGACAAAATATTAGCAATAACTATAATGGTATATTTCTTGATAAAGTAATTAATGCTAACGAAAAATTAGAAAGTATTGAATATAAAAAAGAATTTGAAACTAAAGAGTTTATATTTAACGTTTCAGTACCTACTTTAGATAGAGATATTACAGTAAATGATTATCTTTTGAAAAAATTTAAAGATGAAAAACAATTAATCGGTAAGTTATACGTTAATGAAGTAGTTAAATTTATTAAACAAATTGTTATTAAAGATACTGATAAAGTAGTTGTTTTTAAAGATATATCTGTTAAAGAAGCTTTTGAAATTGTTGAAAGTTTAGAATCAAATAACTTAAAAGATATATATGATTATATTTCAGAAGTTAGAGATTTTGAAAAATCTATGGTTACAATAGATGATCAACAAGTAGATATAGGACCTGAACTTTTTGTTCTGTAGATTTTTTTCGACATAAATAATTATATATGTCGGACCTATACAAATTTATATTTGATACAGATAATAGACTTCCTTTTTTATCAAGATCATCAGGAGGTGTATCATTTGATTTGCAGACTGATGGTCAAGTTTATGGTAATTTAAATAAACTTAACAAAGTCTATGATAGTATAAATGTTATTAAAGATTTCCCTTGGACTAAAAGTCCAAAATCATCACGAGAAGATGTACCTGAAATTCAACTTATTGAAAAACGTATAATTAATAATTCATCGTTAGCTAACTTTTTTTATACTTTATTAGCAGCAGCAGATGTAGGTGATTTAGTAGGCTCTAGAGTTGAATCTGGTGATCTTGCAATAGGTCAAGATACTTTTAATATCTATGATACAGCTTCAGACTTAGCTGATTTTGCTGAAGATAAATTTTTCTCTAACGATGATAATAACTTGAAAAATCCATTTAATACTTTGGTTAAAGGAATAGGTAAAGCAAGTGATTTTGCTAGAGAACAAGGTGGCAATTTAAGTACTTTTTCTAAAAAAGCTAAAGAAATAGCTAATGGTTTTGTTAAGTTTGAAGGTGAAAAATATGTTGAAGCTTATGCAGGATTATATTTTACTGAAGATACCGGTTTTAGATATAATTTACCTTATTTAAATAATGACTATTTACAAGCGTCAGTTAGTATGGGAGCTGCCGGCGGCATGGGCGATAAAATTAGACAAGTAGTTCAAGAAGTAGGGGATATATTCACATTAGATAAACCTGGAACATATATAGAGCAAAGTAAACAGTTAAATTTAGGTGATGATGGTAGATCATTAACAGTCAAATTTCCTTTATTAAATACTGGTACTTATGAAGAAATAAAAAGAAATTGGCAATTAGCTTTTGCTTTAGTGTATCAAAATAAACACGGGCGAGTTAATAGAGCTTTAATTGAAGTTCCTTGTATTTATGAGGTCTTTATGGAAGGAGTATCATATATGCCGTATGCATATATGGAATCTATTAATATAGATTTTTTAGGAGCAAGAAGAAAAATGGTTGTTGATATACCTGAAATATTGGTCAGTATGAAAGACCCTGATGAAGTTCCTAATACTAGAAGACAAATAGAAACAGTTATACCTGATGCTTATATGATTGAAATGACCATTAAAGGATTAAATCCTGAAAGTAGAAATTTTATGATGAGGTCCTTAGGTAATCCGATAGTAAAAGTTAACGAAAAATTACCAGCTGGTGGCGTTGATGGTGATAGTACTATACCTCCAGCTAATAACAATAATAATAATGTCTATAATGGAGGGATAGTCTAATATAATGAAAGGAAAGTATCAAAAAAGTATTTTAGCATTAAACGATTTAGATCAATATAGATATGAAAATATCTTTAAAGTCTATCAAACGGGTGATAAAAATTTTTATTATTATAATATAGCTAAAAAAATAGAAATACCTTCAACATTAGAAGATAGATTTTTTAGTACTCTCGTTTTACCAAGTAATTTACCTTTAACATCTTTATCTTTTGATATATATGGAACTATAAATTTATGGTGGCTCATATTAATAGTAAATAAAATACAAAATCCTATAAAAGATATACCTTCAGGTAGAAAAATTAAGTTTGTAAAACCTAAATTTGTACCTATTATAATTGAAAGTATTCAATCACAGTTATGAGACCAGATTTTCAAAATAGCCCGTTACTAAAAAACGAAGTAAAGCCTTTTATCTTTAAAATTGAAAATGATGAATATTTTATAAGAGGTATTTTTATTAATCCTAATGGAGATAAAGTTTCAATTACTAAACAAAATCTGAGAAGTATAACTATAAATGATAATATCCACGAACCATTTGTTAATGCTGAAATACTAATGATGGATACAGATAATAGTTTTGAGCGTACTAAACAGGGTAGCGGAGTTAATGAAATAAAAGGTTTTAATTTTAGAGGAGATGGAAAAGATGTATTTTTTCTTCAAATAATACCTATAAAAGATATCAAAAATAAAACAGAAATTTTAACTCAAGAAAACTTCGAGTATAACAGAGTTTTTAGTTTTCAAAATTTATTTGCTGTAGTTAATGAAGAAACATTAATAGTAGACGGCCAAACTTATAAAAATATTAAGTTGGAAGATTATGATAGAAAAAAATTAAGTGAAAGAAAAATACAATACAACTCTTCTTATACTAAACAATCACTAAAAGAAGGGGAAATACCTATTCCAACTAGTTTTAAAAGTAATAGTGAACGTTCATCATATACCGGTGAAAGTATATATGATATTTTAACAGTTGGTTTAAAAAAATCAGAAAAAGATTTGTTTAATATTGATTATGACCAAACAGGAATTAAAATTATTAACAATTTTGAAAAAGGGTTAAATAAAATCTTCTACACTTCCGACTCAAAAAAAACTAGTTTAGATGATATTAATTATTTGGTTAATGTTCATGTTAGTGAAGGTGCAAATAAAACTTTTAGTTATTTAAAGAAAGAATATTTTACTGGAAAATATACTTTTGAAAGTATAGAAAGTATGTTCAAAAAAGCAATAGTTAATGGCGGTGCTGGGCCTTATGGTCTTGAAAAACTAACCATTACTGGTGAATCAAGTATATCAGAAGATACAAATAGCAAAAAAGTTAAAGTAGCAGGTTTAGCTGAATTCAATAATAAAAGTGTTATAATTGATGCTAAATTTTTTAACCCATGGTATGAAAAGAAGAAAGAAGTTTTTAATACTAAAATAGTTCATAACTATGATCATGAAAACAAAGAGTTTAATATCTTTAAAAGAAATAGTAGTATGACAGCTGCAAGAAAACAATATAAATCTATATTTGTTGATGTCTTTGGTGAAAACTCATATTCTAGTTTTATATCAAGCCCCGGTTTAGATACAAATGAGTCGTTTGAAGATGTTTATTCACTATATGGGGATGAAAATAATGCATTTTCTAAAGGTCAAAACAAACTATTAAAGAATTTATTAATGACTGGATTGGCAGTAGATATAACAGTACCAGGTCAATTACTAAGAAAAGCTGGTAGATTTATAACTATTGATAGAGCTAATAATTATACTAATAATGATTTTGATAGTAAGTTTTTAGGCACGTATTTTATTATTAAATGCGATCATTTATTCGACGGTGATAACAAATATGCTAATAAAATTTACGCAGTTAAAACGTATTTCAATGATAATATTAAAAATGTGGAGGGACTTAACTAATGCCATATAGTTTAAACAATAAACCAGCATATGCAAATACTATTATTAATGGTAATTTAGAATTTTATCAAAATAGTAAAGAATTACTGAATATATTCAAAGACGTATTAGGAGTTATTCAATTCAATTTATTAATAGAAAAGGGTAAAACTTCTGATAATGTTTTAAAAGATCTAACTGAAGCTTATACTTTATTAGATGTAGTAAATGGTAAAAATAAATTTGTATTAGTTGATTCAGTAACTGAAAAACAAGAGTTTGAATCAGTAAATCTACCAGGCAATGAAGAAACTAATACAGAAGATGGTGTTGTATTTGAACCATTGCCGGAGCAAGCTATAAGTAATAGCTTTATATACCAATATATTGAAGATTTTAAAAATTTACAAGATTCTTTAAAGTTGTTTATTTTGAAAAAAACTGGTGAAGATAGCGTTTTTCAAAATTTCAGTGAAGATATAGGTTTTACTCTTGATCAAGGTTCAAAACAAAGTTGTTTTAATTCTCAACGAGATGATTATTTTTATGAAACTGAAGAATTTGGCCCTCCAACTTATATACCAGGTAACGTAAGAAATAAAATAAGTGAGCAAGCTGAAACGTTAGCTAAGACTTTAGGTCTTAAAACTGATGGTTTAATGAGATGGAATTTACAAGGAATATCAGAAACTAATCTATTTACCGATGTTGCATTTGCAAGAGGTGTTTTTGAAGAATTAAAAGATATAAAAACATCTAAAATAGTAATTAAATTTGGGAGAGATATGGGTAAAATAATATCATTCTATAAAAATTTAAATTTAAGGGACCAAAGAACTGAGACTTCTTTCTTACAATTGCAAGCTAAAGTAGAAGATGTGGAAAATTATTTAGATATTTTTAATAATAATATATTTTCGTCTACTATTATTGATAACAGCACGTTATCTTAAATTTTTTCAAGATTAACCCAACAGGCAAAAGCATTAATTTCTTTATCTAAGACAAAAACATCTTTATACATATGATCAGATATAGTAACTATGTATTGACGTTTTTTATTATCATCAATATTACTATCATAAACATAATTTAAGTATTGCTTCATTAAGTTATGATAATCACCTTGAAACTCATTTTCGTTTTCAATCAAATACTTACGTAATTCTATTACTTTTTTAGATTGAATATTATTATGTATTTTTTCAACTATCTCTTTACTATCTAAACTATGATCAATAGCAAAATTACCTTTAATAGTTGCTTTTTGAATATCATTAATAACTTTACGAATATCAGGATAATTTTGCTTTATTACATTAACAAAATTTACCTTTTGATCTTCTTCTATCTTAATACCTTCTTGCTTTACAATAGTAACGGCACGTTTAACTACATCATCAAACGGAGGTACTAAATCAAAGAATTGAGTACGGCTTTGAATAGCAGGGATTATCTTATGCTTATAATTAGCAGTTAAAATAAAACGTGTTCTACTACTATACTCTTCCATTGTATTACGCAGAGCACGTTGTCCTTCAATGGTAATACCATCAGCTTCGTCAAGTATAACCACCTTTAGTTTCCCATCAAGAGACATAGTCTGACTAAAAGAGACAACCTTAGAGCGTATAGTATCTATCCCATTTTCATCAGATGCATTAATATATAAGTATTGACACTGCAATACATCATTAACTAAGATTCTTGCAAGAGTAGTTTTACCTAAACCAGGCGTACCAACAAATAAAAGATTAGGTATTTCGTCTTCTACAGACTCAAAGAATTTACGATTACTATCTGATAATACTAAATCTTCTAATTTAGTCGGTCTATATTTTTCTACGTATAAGTTATTAAACATCTCATTTATTATAGTATAGTTCCTTTGAAAGTACATTCATTATTGACTTAAAATTTAACATACTTTCATTATTATAAAAAACTTCTTTTATATTGTAATCTTTAAATTCATTTCCGGAAAATACTTTACTTAAATCTACATCTTTAGATATGTGTATGTATAGTTCTTTATCTTTAAAGCTATATCTATCTAAAAAATAATTTAAAGTTGCAAATTTAAAAATATCAGGGGTTATTGATTCTATATATTTTAATGTTTCTGACTTTTTAAATGAATGGTTTGTAATATCATCAGCAATATCCTGCCATGCTTCTTTTAATAATTTTAAACCACTATCTATAGATTTACAATAGTATAATCTTTTATTAGCATTTTGGTCGGATATAAAGTAGTTATGTACTTCATATTTTTTTCGTAATTTAATACAATTTTCTTTTAACGGTTCAATAATAACCGTTGTATGTTTATCATTTAAAGATGTTGGTAGATCTTCTTCCCCATAACACCCTATAACGATATCAATCTTATTTACCTGATGATCCAAACCCGGCATCGCCTCTTTGAGCTTCTTCTACTTCATCAGTCCATTCGATTTCAGTATCATAAATCTTTTCAATCTTAATCTGAGCTACTTTATCACCTTTTTTAAACTCATAAGGTGTACTTGTAAAGTTATACATCTTTACTCCACAATCACCCCTATAACCATTATCAATCTCTCCAAGATGAGGTTGTAACCCGCATTTAAAACCTAACCCAGACTTAGGTCTAAGAACAAAACCATAACCTTCAGAAATATATCCAACTTTAATACCAACCGGTACTATACCATACCCAATATCTACCCTATTTTCATTAGTTTCAGATACCCAAGTTTCATAAATAATTGTATCTTCTACA